CTGTTGCACCTCCCAGATTTCTGGTGCCTTCACGGGTGAATTGGTCACGGCGATACTCATTTCTAATTTCAGATCCACCGCCAAACAATCCACGCTTCTCTTTGTCAACATCTAGAGACCTTTCGGACTCCAAAATCTTAGGATCGTCAGCACGGAATTCAATTTCATAACCATCCTTACCTGCCTTAATCCTATAAGAAGAATAAGGACCACGAGGGATGTGAAATGTAGGAGGTTGAATCACAGGTTCAGGTTCTTGCCTGAAAACATATCCAAGCAGACCTATATGTGCTACAACAAATACTCCACCAACTGAAGCGGCGACAATCTTAAGTTTATTCATGGTTAGAATGGCATGACAGGACCAGTGATTGCGGGACCAGTCATCTCAGGAACTCCTGGAATAGCAGCATCCACCATTCCTGGTAGTGCTTCTGTAATTGCTTCAGTGATAGCAGCAGTTACTCTCTCCCTCGATTGTTCGATTAATGTATCCTTTTGAAAATAAAGATAAGCACCACCCCCTAGGACAGATAAAGAAACTAGACCAGATAATAACGCAATACCATTAATCAATTTTTGCATCTTTCTTCTCCAATGTAGGTGCTTGTTTAACTTCGTCCTTCTTCCTAGAGGGAAGGACACCAAAAGTCGCAAGCGTTCCCGTGAAGACGCTGGCGATAAAAGTCGGATCGATGTTTTTCTGAGGAATACCAGGAACAGTTACATAATTAAGAGTCAGAATTGCTGCTGACCATCCAAGTATAATAACTCGGACGAGAGTTGATACACCCTCATCCGCCCACTCAAATTTGTTTTCCTTTTTGGATTCCTTTTTAACCTGAATATTTTCAGACATTAAAAAAGGAGCATGACTCCTTTATTTATATTATGATGCTGCTGCAGGAGCAGTTTTCTTTTTTCCAATGTTGTACTTTGATTCCAATTCCCACTCGCCTTTCTCTTTATAAGAAAGAACTTTGATTTGATTGAGAGGAGCAATATCAAGAACACTATCGGTATCGACAATACTGATAAGACCCCAATCAGACAAGAGTTGAGAAATTCTATTACGACGTTGTACATCATTTACAGTAAGGTTTGCAGTTTTGCCATCTAAAGCAAACAATTCCTTAAAGTGTACGATGTAATACTTACCCTGTTTGTGTAGAATGTGACAAGATTGATACAACTTTTTTTCTTTTCTTGATGCAACACCAATTCTAGAAAGAGTTTCCCTTACCTTAAGAAAGTCATCCGGTTGAGCGAGTTTTACCTCTACCATACTTTCACGAGTCCACTGAACCTCAGCAACCTGAGTCATTAAGTTTTGCCTCCACGATTTAATTTAGATTTAATATAATCAATCTGTTTACTATTTAGAATTTTTAAAACTGCTTGTGCCTTTTCGGTACTATAGTTATAGTACTCCTTAATGACTTCAAGATCTTCTAATTTTTCTTTCTTTTCCCAAGGCGAGAAACGCTTTCTCTTCCGGATAGTATGTATATAGAAATCATACTGCATCTTCTTTGGAGTATCTGGAAGCATATTCATTTCATTGGCAAACATAATTGTGTCAATAAAACTAGACAGACACTTGTTGATGATCCAGGATGGGTAGTTTTTTTCCCATCCTGGATCATCAGTATCCATTAAATTTGTTTTAGTTTCATTGATGGACTTAAGATAATCCGTCAAACTGTGACTATACTTACTCATTAATAATTTAAAAGTAAAAGTTCTTTGCGTTTCTTTTGATCGTTAGTGTAAGTTCCAGTAGATCTCATCGTATAAGTGAGTTCCCATTCCTTTTGTTTCCATTCAGGAAATCTTTCTTTGACAAAAAGATCTGAATTGTAGGTGATCATACATTTTTGTTCTGATATCCTACACTTTGCTGCAAACAATTCATGATCAAAACCTTTATGCATGTTACCTTTAGTTCCATACAAAGATGTTTTGATATCATATGGAGGATCTAGAAACACAAATGTATCATTATCAAAAAGAAACTCACCATAATCACTGTTAGTTATTTTCCAGTATTGAATTAGTTCACCCACACTAGGCAACTTATCAATACCCCTGAAGGTAAAATTTTGATGTGATGCTTGTCTACTAAAAGAAGAAGTAGCAGACAATCCACTGAAAGAACATTTGTTTAAAACATAAAAATTAAATGCTGTCGAGTAAAGATCTCCAGAAATCAATTGCTGTTTTGCATTGTCAAATGCTTCTTTGTGAGCACTGATACTCTCACCCAATTCTGTTTTCAATTCCCGAAGATCGCCAGTAAGACGATCACCACTATTCTGTAGCGTCTTCCAGAAGGCGTATACAGGATAGTAAAGGTCATTGACCATGATAGTTGTGTGAGGACGAATCTGTGTCAGGTAGAGTGCCATAGAACCGCCTCCTAGAAAAGGTTCAGCATACCTATCAAACTTAGAAGGAATGTGCTTTTCTAGAAATTTAATTGCCCTGGATTTTCCACCAGGATATCTAAGTGGTGTTTTAATAAGTGCCATATCAATGTAATTCCATTTTTGCAATAGCAGTAGTCGCAAACTCATCCGCATGAAAAAGAAGATCTCTAAATCTTGCTTTTATAGATTGCCATGACTCAACCGCATTAACTGTAGGATCTCCTACCCAAACAACATCAGAATCGTCATAATAGTATTCTCCCTTAAAATCAGTTTTTTGAGTTGGATCTTTTACAGAAGCAGAAGTAGTTACCGTAACTCGATCTTTAGCAACAACCATAATCATTCTCTTAGTATATTCACCAAGAATATAATAATCTGCAAGTTTTACTACAGGTGGTTTGTCAGAATTCGGATGAGCATTCTTAATAACAAATGTGGTCTTACCATAATTTGTTGTTTTAGGTAAGATAACTTTCTTACATTCATACGTAGTATTGTCGAGTGCAAGAAGATCGTATCCATTCTTCCCAGGATCACGTGTAAGCATACATTGAGATGCATATTGAATGATCTCTTCTAGTGCCCTTCCGTTATCAAAGTTATTCTCAGAAGATTCATTTTTAAATATAACAGAACTATGGCGAGACATCCAGATGTCTGCATGATTATAGTTAAAAGTATTAAAGAGGTTTTTTACTTGTTTGATTGTTTTCATTTGAATTCACACTCCATCATGATTTCGGTAAGGGCAGACATAAGATTAATTTCTTGATCAGCAACGAATGCTGATTTGTATTGATAGTTTCCTAATATCAATACTGCTTGAGGAATAGTTCTTTCCTCAAATACTGCGTAAAGGTTATCGTAAATTGTCCTAAAGATATGAGAAGGTTCATTATCTAAATTAGAAGATACCCACTTCTTTGCAGTAGTAAACTGTTTGTTCTTCAGTGCAACTATAAGTTGATCAAATTTAATACTTGACAAACTTGCAAGGATACCACTGTCGATTACACCACCAATTGCATAACGTTGACACTCATTAAGAATACGACGCCAGTCAGGAAAAAACTTGAGAATTATTTGGGGGAGAACCTTCTCATCATATTGTACACCTTCCTTCTCAAGTATAAACCTGAGACGGTCGAAAAATGATCCTGCAAGATTTCGCTTTTCTGCTCCTGGAATGTTGAAGTCAACGACGGAGCATCTGGAGTGGAGGGGTTCGATGAGTTTATTTTTGTAGTTACATGTGAAAATAAACCTACAATTACCGCTAAATGTCTCAATGTTCGCCCGTAAGGCGAGTTGTACATCATGGGTTGTGTTGTCAGCTTCGTCAACAATGATGACTTTGTGGTGGGAGTCACTAGATAGTGATACGGTCGATGCAAAATTTTTGACCTTATTTCGTACTGTGTCAAGATAGCGTCCTTCGTCAGATCCATTAATTACAATATAGGTTACGCCAAGTTCATCACAAAGTGCCTTAGCGACAGTAGTTTTACCGATACCAGCGGTTCCATGAAGAAGAAGATTGGGAATCTGCCCACTCTTCACAAAATTTTTAAAAGTTTCTTTTGTACTCTGAGGTAGAATACAATCATCAATCTTCGATGGGCGATACTTTTCTACCCAAAGAAATTCATTACGACTCATAGATCAATTGCCGTAGGTGGAATTAGGTTCAAGTGCGATATAATATTCTAGATCACCACACACAAAATGTGCTGCTTTCCAGCACACTTCAACTTTGTAGTTACCAGGAATGATCTTAATGTTTTCTACTTTAAAATTGAAAGAGAAAGGAACTTCAGATTCACCAACAACATAAGAAACTGTGTTAGATGTGTCATTGTCCTTGTCTTTAGTAACCAAACAAACTTCTCCCCCAGTGGACTCCAGACATAGATCAGGAAGACCATAGACACTTGCACTACGAATCAAAGAGTCCAGGGTCTGAGGAGTAAGTTGGAATTCAAACTCATAACTAGGAAGATTAGAAATCTTCTCAGGTGGAGTGATGAGAATATCAGGATCACAGAAGAAATACTTTACCTTAGTTTTACCACTTCGGATAGTAACATAAGAAGTATTTTCAAATTCAAGTTCGGGATCAGAAAAAAGAGAAACCCCATTAAGAAACTGAGCAAGATCATAGATTCCAAAAGAGGTTGGAAACTCTTCTTCTATATGTACTCTACTAAGGATATTCTTAGTAACAGACATAGTAGCAAGAGTATTCCCACCTCTAATATAGATGGAATTATTAATCTGAGCAAAGTTCTTTAGAATAGTTTTGGTCTTGTCAGATAGTTTCATAATTACTGGTTGTAAGTTTCACGGTTGGCATTTTTGTCGTTGAAGTGTAAGAGGAGAACTGCATAGTGCAGGATCTTAATGATATCACGACGGGCAGTGCCTTTCTTATCATAGCGAGAGGCATACTTGAGAATGTTGCAGCGGCAGAATGGTTCACCATCACCACACGCTTCGATTAGATCAAGTGTCTGGATTTTGTCGTCACCAGCAGAGTAGTGCTGCTGGTATGTACTAGCAATGTATTCACGAAGTTCATGTAGAATTTCGTTTTCGTTGTACTTCCAAGGAGTAGAAGTAATCATGTCAATAGTTTTTTCACTCATGTTTAGTTCATCGTAAAGTAGGGACCAAGAATTAACCATACACCATACTATCAGAGATTTTCAGATTCGTCAACCTCAATGTTGACATCAGCATCAACCTTGTCATAGAGTTCTAAGAATGATTGCTTGGTCTCATCATCAAAACGATTCAGACAAACCTTAATTGCTTTTGCTTTATCATTGAAGATACTGTAAGCATGAATGATATGGACCAGACGACGAGTAGAAATGATCTCATCAATACCACCATCATAGAATGTCTTACGGATGATTCCTGCCCAATCAACCAAGTGCTTACAGAATCCACGATCTTCGACTCCAAGATCAAGAGCATTACCTTCAACAATTTTACATTCAATTGAAGCACTTGGATAATCCTGCTCAAAAGTTACAGGGAATCGCTCAAGGAATGCTTCATTGAGAACGTTTGTGCCAATGAACCTACCATCATCAGAACCTTTACCCTTAGTGTTGGCAGTGGCAAATACATTGAAACCAGCAGAAGGTTTTACATACTTACCGATCTTCTTCAAGAAGACACCTTTACCTTCTAGTATGGACTGAAGACATAGAATTTTATTACTAGCAAGGTCAACTTCATCTAAAAGAAGTATTGCTCCACGTTCCAAAGCTTCGATGACTGGACCATTATGCCAAGCAGTGTTACCGTCAACCAAACGGAAACCACCAATAAGATCATCCTCGTCAGTTTCAATGGTGATGTTCACTCGAATCATCTCTCTATTTAGAGAAGCACATGCCTGCTCAATAGACAGAGTTTTACCATTACCAGACATACCAGTAATGAATGTTGGATAGAATAAACGTGATTTAATAATCTTTTTCACATCAGCAAAGTTTCCAAAAGGAACAAAGGTCTCATCCTTTACAGGAACAAAAACTTCTTGATGCACCAGTTCTTCAAGTTGCTCACGTGTTTCTTCAATGGTCAAGTTCCATTTGCCACGACCACTTTTGTAGGGTTCCATACGGTTGACAACCGTGGCATATGAATACCCGATGTGATCAGCACCTGCTTTAATAGCATCAGTACCGACTTCAGTACCAAAGTTCTTCTCGATGAATGAGAAGAGTTGAATCAGGTCTACTTGAGATTGGCGTGTCATAATGTTGATTGGTGTTGATGTGATTAGTATAGGGGCAGAGTGGGGCAGAGTCACTCTGCCCTGTGACAGTTTATTAGGCGACCATTGTCGCAAAGGAAGAAAGAACTTTCTTGTTTGCTGCCTTGGACTTGAGTGACTTTTTAAATGCTGATCTAATTTGTGCAGTGGTTGCATCTTCAGCAACATCAAAGTCATCTGATTGATTCATTGAAGTTGATCCAATAGCATACATGGCATCATAACCTGTAGTATTTACAATAGCAGAGCGGTCCTTCAACCATTTTTTCTTAGAAAGTTCAGTATAATTACCAGTGTAATAGTGATGAATATTAGAAACCTCACGTGTCTCTACAATACGATAAGAAATAAAATTAACAGCAGGAAAATTATCTTTGAGATTTTTGAGAAGCGTATGAGTTGCACTAGTTTCCCAATGGTTCTCATTAAAAGTTTTGTAAGTTTGACCTTTTTTAATATCACGAAGTTGGCAACCACCATTTACAGAAATTTTGCTAAAGGGACGATCTGGGTAATACTTCTCACTCATACGAGTAATACGACCAAGACCATTGGATTCACCATCAGTTAAAAACACAGCGTTAACTTTATCAACTCCTGTTTCTTTGATAAACTTAGGAAGGATATGATGCATAGTAATTAGGGTTTCATTGAGAGGAGTACCAGAAAGACCCAAACCATTAGGTGTTAACCTAGTTCCATGGTAACGAGTAAAGGTTGACAACCGCCACAAGTTCAAACAATCATGATCAAAGTGTGAACTAGAACGAGTATGAGACATGAGGTTAAGAAGTCGAAATGACTTATGCAAATACAAGTCATTGACGCAAAGGTCTTGAATTTCTTTTAAGTTACCATCCTCATCATAATCTGTATCTCCAGCTGGATACTCATAAGTAAAAGCATAAACTTCAAAAGGAATATTAACTTTCTTACAGAACCATAAAAGATTTAAAAGTTGCTTGACAGTATCATGTATGACATTTGCCATAGAACCAGACCAGTCGAGAATAAAAACTAGACCATGGTTTTTACCCTCAGGAATTACCGTGACTTTTCTAAAAAGATCCTCATTAAAAGTATAGGTATGAAGTTTGGTGCAATCTAGAACACCAGTTTTAGATACGGAAGATCGAGAATATTCATCTGCAGATTTTTTCATTTCAAATTCTTTAACCAAATAGTTAACACCCTTAGTAGCATCCTTTTTATATTTTTTATATTTTTCTTGGTTATCCACAATCACTCCTACATCATAAGGAGAAGTCCATTTGTCACTCTCATAAAAATTAGTAATGTATTGCTGAAGATGATTACAATCAATAATAATTCGATCAAGATCAATATTCTGTGGCACTCTTAGATATGAAGTTTCAAGAGCAGATTGATTGATGAGTTTTTCTTGATTCTCCTGGAAAGCATTATCCGTCTTAGATTCAAATTCGTTACCACCTTTACTACCACCACCATCATTAGTAGTTGTTTCCTGCATAGGATCATCGATGTCAGCATCATCTGAGACCCCCTCAGAATCGTCCACAACAGGGGTTTGCTGCATCTCAGATGGTTCTAGATCAATAGGAGCATTATTTCCACCATTACCTTGATTTTTATTAAGATCTTCTAAATTAATTTTCTTAGGTACTGGTTGATCATTTTTAGTTTTAAGGAACATAAAGATGTCATAACTCAATTCAAGAACTTCATCCCAGGTTTCATTTTCTCCAGCACGATCAACAAAAATTTGTTCATCAGAAGAAAAAGGGATCCTGTAATATGCACCAATTTTATAATGCAAATTTAAACGATCAATTAAGGACATTGCAGACATATCCTCATCCTCTACAGAAAAGAAATCTTCGTCATGAAGTTCTTGATATCCTTTATAGAAAGTTTTACTAAGACCAGCATACCGACGCTTCATCAGTTTCTCAATGCGAGCATCTTCAACAACGTTAACGAATCCCATGGGAACATCGATATACTCATCTTGTTTCCAATCTTCGTTAGGAGTATATAATGCATGTCCAACCTCATGACCAACCAAAAGGTCATAGACACGATTAGATGCTTTCTCCCACATTGGGAGTGTCAAGACACGACGGTCTACATCAAAAGATGCAGTACCAACCTTACGGTGCTCAACGATCAGATTCTCAGTTGCCAGAAGTTTGGCAAGTGCTTCTTTGATTTCAAACTTCATGGAACCTCTCAGGACTGAACACAGTATACAAAAAAAGACCCCCCTTTACGGGAGGTCTTGTGACAGTTTTTCAAGTGCCTAAGGGATTGTTTACTTGCACGGATTCTTCCTTTGCAAGTTCCCTTACCATGCTTGTCCTTTTTAGAGTGGTGTTGCCAGTTAGGTATTTGTGCCATTGGTCTGAAATGGTTTGGAGAAGTTCTTGACCTTCTTGAACTGTATCACATTATCAAACTTATCGTGAAGCATGTCCTCTTTGTGTGAGATCACGAACACATTGTTACCATCAGTAACAGTCCTGAGGATATTTATGAAGTCCGCTGTACCATTTCCATCTAAAGAACTGTCAAAGATCTCATCCAAGATAAGGATGTTTGTGTTGACAGAGTTCTTAAGTTTAGCAACCTCTCTCCAGGTGAACAGAAGTGCCAGGTCAATCCTCATCTTCTCACCTTCAGAGAATGAAGCATATGAAAACTCATCCCTGAATCGTGACTTGATAGTTTCATTGAACGTATCATCAAGATTAAAGTTGACATAGAATTCAAGTTCTTGAAGGTGTTTATTGATAAGAGTGTTCATCACAGGAAGATACTTCCTAATAATTGAACTCTTAACTCCACCATCCTTAAGAATTTCAGAAATGATCTTCAACTCTGTAGATCGTTTTAAAAGAACCCGACGCTGGAGTTCTTGATTTTTACCTTGCGTGATAAAAGTTTTCATGTTATCACGTTCTCTATCAACGTTGTCAGTATTTATTTTTAAAGATTCAAT